TAATTATTGTCTCCGGTAATAATAATTGTTTCAGTGTCACTTGAACTTTGTACGCCACTGTTAACATCGGTATCGCTTGTAACCACTGCACCGCTAGCTTTTAATCTACTTGCTGTAATAGCATCAATTATTTCTACATCTTGCACAGTTGCAGCGTTAACAAAAATTTCATCATTTTCACTTTTAATTTCGTATAGGCTGCCAAAACTTTGGCTTTCTTGTCTTGGTACTAAAACAATACTGCTTAAATCAGGACTTAACTGATTGATGATATATGCTGCCATTTCGCTGAAATAAAATGTTTCACCAAAGTCCCAATTTTCTAAACTAAAATACTCGTTTATAGCATCAATAATTCTTGCTTTAACATCGTTGTCGTTCACTACTCTATTAGGATTTTTTACAACTTTAAAAGTTGCTTGTAAATCAACATCTGCTAAACTTCCAAACAACGGTTTGTATTTTACCGAATGATAAATTACTTCATCGCTTATACTTTTTATTTTGTTTATTTCTGAGCCATAACTTCTAAACAAACTGTCACTGCTTGGAGGCAACACTAATGTTGAGGTTTTTCCTTGAATATAATTTCTATACGATGTGTCATATTGCTTTGTAAGCATGTAAACATCGATAATATTACTGCTACTTGGATCTATCCTACGGTTTTCATCAGCTGCATGAATATATTTGAATTTTATCTTATCTCTGCCGACATAGGCTTGATAATCTGTGTTAAATTCTATAGTATTAGTTGCTGTAATCTTTTTAAAGATATCTTTACTCGAAATGTAAAAAACTGTTCCCACTTCGTATTGGCTTAAAGCACCAATTCCTGCTTCTGTCTGTACAGTTAAAATATTTTCTTCATCAGCATCTACATAATTGTAAACATCTACGCCATTTTGCACAAGTTTTTTGCTAAAAATATATTTGGTCAAAGGAGCAACAGTAGGTTCTACAATTAAATCAAAAAGATCAGGATTGTCAATGACGCTATCGTTGTCGCTATCATAAAAAGTAACTTCTACTTTTTTGCTGTCAACGTATCCTGCTGCGTCTTTATACTCTTTGCTCATTTCCCATATAAAATCTTCTGTAAATGCATTTAAAGAATCTGGTTGATTATTATTACTTAAAACAGTAATGCTGTCTTTAACTACTTGTCCTGTTTTACTATCATAAACTTTTTGATTGCTATCAAAGAAAAATCTTATTTCTTCATCACTTTGGAATACGTATCTTGCACCTCTGTATGTGATAGTGTATTTTTCACCATCAGTTTGGAAAAGTACAAGCCAACTTGCATCCAGTTGCTGATTGGTTGCATCGCCTGATTTACCTAAACTAAACGGACTTGTTGTGTCAAGATTGCTGTTTTCAATTATTTGCCATTGTCTAGTAGTAATATCATAACGTAAACCAAAAGCTCTGTATGCAAAGGCTTGGTCTACAATTTGTAAAATAACATCATTTTCCAAGTTACCGCTTAATTTGCTTATAATTTCATCAACAAAAACACCATCAGGAATAATGTCATTAAACACAATTGGACCTAACCCTGTATCTGAATCAATTACAGTACCGTTTCCGCTTACACTTATAACTTTGCTCCAAATATATAATTTTTCATTTAATGCTGTAGGTGTGCCTTCAACAAGTTTGTTGTTTTTGTCAAAGTAAAAACCTTCCGGTGGTGTAAACTTAACCAACGCTCCAGGTTCTATATTTGTGAGAATACCTTGTGTAAATGAACTTACTGCTTGAGAAATGTTAAATCTATCTTGGAAAATACCAGTGGTTCTATTAGTATCAGCAGTTGCTTGTTTAAAAGAAATTTCTAATTCTCTAACAGTTTCATTTCTAGGAAAGTTTGTATAATAAAAATTGCGAATTAAATTATTAGTAATAATAGGCACAACTTTGTTGTTTACTACACTTTCAATATCTGTTCTTGTTGTAAATTCAAAACTGTCAACAAAATCTAATTGTTCTCTATAAATGCTACCATCATTGCCAAACAATGTGGTATTACTATATTTTCCTGTAGCATCTCTTAAATCATAATATCTACTGATTCCGCTGCTGGTCCTGTTAACACTTTTAACTTTTATAATTTCCTGATTTACATTCAGCGGACCTACATTGTAATCCTCACCTGTAATTAATCTATTCTGTGTGTAATAGGTGCTTGGTGCATTTTGTTTAATACTGTCATTGGGTTCGCTAATACTTGCATTATCAACAACATCTTGCAATTCAAGAACCATGTTGATTGTTTCTTGTTTTCCTGTTTTACTTGTATAAGGAATTTGCACGTTGATATTTGTTAAATCAGCAGGTAAAATTTTGTAACTTCTATTTGCACTTGTTCTATAATAAACCTTGAAACTGCCTTTTGGAATAGTTCCAAAAATACCGTTACTAAAAATCAAGCTAATTCGATCGCTTACTCTGCTTAAAACACTGAATATGTTTCTTTCATTTTTTGCCAAGCTGTTGTAGATAATGTTATTACCTTCAACACTGTCAACTTTTGTCCAAAGCTCACTTTCGTTGCCTGTGCTGTCTAATTTATAAAGCCATACATCAGTGTTGTTAACATTATCTGTGTCAATGTTTACAGTAGTGTTAGGTGTCGCATTTTCTACAGTAAATGTATTGTTAACCAATCTACCTTGTCTAAAATGCATGAAAAACCCAGTGTTAGTGCTTCCAGATCCTTGTCCGTTATCTCTATACACAAAGGCCATTTTATTTCCTGGAAGTGGTTCTTCTTCTACCAATATTCCATTATCGTCATCAATGCCTGTGCTAACAATTTCAAAATTAGTTGATGTACTGTTTATACTTTTATTAAAGGAGTATATAGGTACATCACTGTTTGTTCCGTTGAATCTATATTGCTCTGTGTTTACACCGCCTATATTTGATTTTTTAATAGGACGTCCAAACACGTTATTTGTAGGCAATGCAGCATTGATAATTTTAATAAACTGTTCATACCAATTTGCATTACTGCCGTCATTCCAGATAACAGTTTGATTGCTTAGATTTGTGCCGTTGCTATCAACAACATCTTCCGTTGTGCTAACACTTTCAACCTTGAGCAAGCCATTTGCTGCTTGGTTACGTTTTGGGTTATAACTAATAAGCCTTGCTAGACGCAATACGCTTTCTCTGCGATCAGCAGTTTCTATATAATTTTCTCTAGCATTTAGGTCTGTACGGAAAGCGAGGTTTTGACCTAAAAATGCAATGAGATCTATAAGTGCAAGGTATTCCGAACTTTCAATATAATCATTGAAGTCCTCAGGGTAATTTTGTCTTATGTAGTTTATCATTGTTCTACGTAGATTGTCAAAGTCGTAACTTTGGAAATCTGCGTACTTGAAACTTTGATAAACTGTCTTCCAATCTTCTGCTAACAGAAGTCTATTTTGTCTATCTGTGGTTGACATGTACTAGTCCTCGCTTTATAACATATTTATATGAATTCATTAAGTGGGTGTTTTAAATTAAACCAGCACTTTGATCAAATTTTAAACGCATTGATTCACTAATGCTATAAGGTAGGTAAGTTAAACTACAATCGATTTGTATACCACTTTCATAAGTATCAACCGTTACACTATCTACTTTTACTCGAGGATCATAATTGATTATATCTGTAACATTTTTTATAATAGCGTCTTTGAGAGAATCTGTTAAAGGTTCAAACAGTATGTCCCAAATAATTGTACCAAAAGTTGGGTTTTCTAATTTCTCACCTTGTCTAATATGAAAATGATTGATAATATCCTGCTTGATAATTTGGATATCGTATAAATTAAAACTATTTTGATCAGGATTGACCGTACTGATACCACGATAACGTCTGCTTACTACAGGATCTTCTACTGAATTAGATTGAATTGATATATTTTTGTAAAGTGGTTTTTCATTTGTGGCCATAACGTATTTACCTTACTATAAATGGAGGAAATAAGTTCCATCCTCACGGGGACTAGCTCCTCTAAATTGTATGCCGAATTGAATTAATGTACTGTTTGCGTTTGCTGCTCTAAGGGCATCAAAAGCAGAATCAAAATCCGGATAACGTCTATCTAGATATTCTTGTTTAATTGCTTCTGCATCTCTCCGTGTTATTACAGGTTGTGGGGGT